TTGCTGCTGTCCTGGTCGGCCGAGCGCCAGGAGACGGTCGCCGCCACCAGCCGCGCGACTTGTGAAGCCGCCCGCGACGCCATCGCCGCCGGCCGCTGGCTGGCCGACGACCCGCCCGCCGCTATTCGCTGCGAGCGCGGCTCGGTCTTCGCGCCGGGGTCGGACTGTATTTCTGGATACAACTGCCGATGACCATCGCGATCCCCACGGTCATCGTCGGCATCGGCTTTCGCGGGCCCGCCGCCCGGACCGCCGTCTCCCTGATGCGCCCCGGCGACGAGGTCGAGCTCGTACGCGAGCCCAACAATCCGCACGACGCGCTGGCGGTTGCCTGCCATTACCGCGGCATCCCGGTCGGCTACATCCCGCGGCAGGCGAACCAGCCGATCGCGACGGCGCTCGACGAAGGCCGCGACGTCACCTGCGTCGTGCGCGAGCCGCCCGAGGTGCGCGGCCCGGTGATCAGGAAAGAACCGAAACTCACCGTGTCATGGGAGGCGGCATGAGCAAGCGGACAAAATGGACGCCGGGGCCTTGGCGACATGTGGGTGCTGTGCTAGGCTCGACCCCGGCGGCTAGGGATCATGACCCGAAAAGCTCGTCACCACCGAGCCGGCCGCCAACCTTCTCCCGTGGTGCGCTCGTGGTGGGCGCCTTTGCCCAAGTCAGACCCGCATTTCATCCCCGAGCCCGACCGTGCCGAGGGCGAACCGGGCGCGGGTGGACTCTCGCTCATGTCATCACGCCTGGAGGTTGGGATGGCGTCAAAGAAGATGCTGGCCCGTCTAACATATGCCTTCTGTCACTCAACAATCCGGCGAACGCCGACCTGATCGCCACCGCACCGGAGCTTTACGAGGCGGTCGCCAGCGCTCCGATCCTGTCCAAGTACCACGGGCAACGCGGGTTTGATGTCGAGCGGTTCATCGAGGATTACGAGGCTTGGCGGGTGACATGCCGTGCCGCTCTCGCTAAGGCGCGTGGCGAATGACCTCGCACCTCGAGGCGTTCCTCGTCGGCCTGCTGCTCGCCGGCTTGGCGATGGCGCTGTCGCTGTGATTTGCCCGGACTGCCAAGGCCGCGGCTATCCGGCCTTCGCGCCGGCCGGGCAAGCGATGCCATGTCAGATGTGCGGCGGCAGCGGGATCACGTCGTGCTGCGATGCGGCTGGATCATCCGACCGCGCGGAGCTGCGCGAGCCGCTGACCGGCAACGTCAAGGTCATCGACCGCCGCACCGGGCGAATCGTCGAGACGCGCTACGCCGCCGCCCCCGAACACCACGCCGACACCGTGCTGCTGCACCTGTCCTACGAGCGCCGGCTGCTGCTGCGGCAGGAGCTCTATCACGCGGTGCACACGCTGGAAGCGCAGGCAAGGGTAGCTAAGGCGGGCAGCAACCGTCAGCGGGCGCTCACGCGGCGCGCTGCGGATTTGCGCTACGTTGCGAACCAGCTCGCATGAAAGAAAGATATTTTCTGATGCGGGTCACACGCTATGGCCCACTCGTGCCGGCGCGCCTGTTCTGGTGCGACCACGGGCCCGACGATCCACCCGAGAACAAGCTCGACCGGGGCCGGCTCAGCCTCTACCCGCGCGCCGACATCGCCGGCGTCGAGGTCGATCCCGAGCTGCTCGGCGACCGGCTGTGCAGCCTGACCGACCCGCGCCCGGCGAACCCGATCACACACTGGCGCTATGCGAAACCAATCTCGGCCGAGGAATACCGCTGGCGCTTTTACGCGCTGCGCGGGGTCGAGGCGCTGCGGCCGGACGACCCGCTGCTGAAGACCCGGCGGCCGCTGGCGGCGGCCGACGTCGAGGTGCCTGATTTCAGCCGGGAGGAGGCGCTGCTATGATGACGAGAACCCGCGGGCGGGCAAGCTGCGCCGCCAAAGTCCCGGCCAGGGGTCAGCCGCTAATGAGCCGGGCGCCTCGCGCCAGATGTACTTGGTGCCCGCGGGCCTTGCTGCCATGACGAACCAACTCGTCGCCGAAGCCGAGGCACTGCCCGACCTCGATGAATATGCTGGCATGTCGACCACCGACATCTGCCTCGCGGCGGCGCACTGGCCAGAAGGGTCGGAAGACCAACTCCGCGCGATAGCGGCAATCCGAGCACGGGCCCCCGGTATCGGCCACAATCGGCCACCGTTGGACGAAGCGCTTGACGAGGAACTGGCTGGCCGCCGCTCTCGCGCCGACCAGCTCCTGGCCGTGGCGGCGCGCAGCGTCATCGTGGACGAGGCGTCGGCAGGCAAGGTGGTCGACCTCACCCGCCAGCTAAAGGAATTACACGACGAAGTGGACAAGGCGCGCCTCGCGCGGACCGAGCCCTACCGCGATGCCGTGAAGCTCATCAACCACAGCTACGACGCGCTGAAGCTAAAGCTCTCGCTGGCGATCGGCGGCACCAGCGGCCGCGACGGGCTGAGCCGGATGCTGACGGCGTGGGACGATAAGCAGCGCGCCACGGTCGAGGCCGAGCGCCGCCGGCTGGCGGAAGAAGCCCGCAAACGCGAGGAGGAAGCCGCTGTCGCCCGAGCGGCTGCCGAGGCGAAGGCCAGCGCCGGCAAGATCGATCCCGCCGCGGAGCTCGAGGCGCTGAAGGCACAGGACGAAGCCGAGCGGCTGGCGCGTCGGGCCGACGCGATCCGGCACGAGCCGACCCGCTCGCAGCTTGGGCAGACCACGAGGCGCAAGCAGATCCGATTTGAGATTCAGGATTTCGCCGCACGGCTGCGCGACATCCTGCGCTCGCCGCGGAGAACGCAGGTCGAGCAGCTCGTCCACAAGCTCACCGAGCATGAGTTGCGCGACCTCGGCGTCGCCGCCGTCGAGAGCGGCGTGCAGATTATCGGCGTGCGCGCCTGGGTCGAGGATGGAGGAGTCAGTGTCCGACGCTAAGGAGCTTGCAACCAAGCCGCGCCAGAATATGGCCGAGGTGTTCTATGCGGACCTCGAACACTACACGCCGAACCTGAAGGACGCGCTGCCGGCCGACATCCCGGTCGAGCGGTTCAAGCGGGTGCTGGTGACAGCGGTGTCGACCAACCCGGAATTGCTCTACGCCGACCGGCGCAGCCTGTTCAATGCGGCGATGCGGTGCGCGGTGGACGGTTTACTCCCCGATGGCCGCCAGGCGGCGCTCGTCGTCTTCCGCACCGATGTCAAACAGCGCGACCCGCAGACCGGCATCGACCACATCCGCAAGATCGACGCAGCGACCTATATGCCGATGCTCGCCGGGCTGCGCGAGCGGATGCGCAAATCGGGCGAGGTCGCCAGCGCGATCGCCGAGGCGGTGTTCGAGAAGGATCATTTCCGCTACCGGCTGGGCGACGATGCGATGATCGAACACGAGCCGCCGCCGCTCGGCGTGTCCCGCGGTCAGGTGATCGGCGCATACGCGATAATCCGGTTGAAGAACGGCGAAGTGATCCGCGACGTGCTCGACCGCAGCATGATCGAGGCCGCCCGCAATGTATCGCGCGCGAAGAACTCGCCGATGTGGACGAATTTCTATTGGGAGGGTGCGAAGAAGACCGCGCTGCGGCGCGCCGCCAAGCAGGCGCCTTTCTCATCCGAACTGCGCACGGTGCTGGACCGCGACGAGGAGGAACCGGCGATCGGGCAGGATCTCGGCCCCCTGACCCACCACCGTCAACCGGAGCCGCAGCCCGAGCAAGATCGGATCGGCCGCAGCGTTGAGCCGATCGGCCCCGAGTTCGCCGTGGTCGATCTCGATGGCGTCGAGAATATCTATGGCGCCGCCGGCGCCGCCGGCGAGGCGTTGCGGATCTGCCTCGACGAAGCGGCCCGGCTCGGCCCCGAGCGCCTCGAGGGTTGGTGGGAGGATAATCGGAACGCGGTCGAGTTCCTGGCGGCTGCCGGGCATCGCGACATTGCCGACGAAATCACCCGCGCCTACGAGGCCCAGCGCAAACCGAAACCTGCTGGCCGTAGCCAAACTCCGCCGGCAGGCGAAGGCGGCAGGCTTGCTCCAAGTGAAGCCGCGCGTCGGCGGATGGTCGAGGAGGAAGGCTATCCCGGATCACTAGTGCCGCGCAGAGCGCGCCAGACGCGTGCAAGCGAGGCGCCGGCCCCGGAGCCGCCTATCGAGGAACAGGCGCCCCACGCGCCACCAGCGGACGACGCTGACGATGATCCTTTCGGCCTGGCCGAGGTCGACCACCACAGGCCGGCCGAGCCGCCGCCGCCGGTGGACTCAGATCACAGCGGCCTCGAGATCGCGGTGCCGTTAAAGAATGGCAAGCGGGACTGGCGCACCTGGGCGCTGGCGCTGCTCGGCCCAAAGATCCGGCGCTGCACCGCCAGCAACGAGCTCGCGGACCTACTCGGCGCCAACGAGCACAACCTGGAAGAGGCGCGCGCCGCGCTGGCGGCTGCCGACCGCGCGGAGCTCGAGCGCATCATCGCCGAGCAGTGGAAGAAGCTATGAGGGTTTAACGCCGTTCCTCCAACCGCTGCCTGATAGTTTCACACGGCTCCACCACCGACAACCACTTGCCGTCGCTGAGTCCGATCGCGCAGCGCACGGCGCCGGTAAATAACCGGGCCGTGCTGCTCCCCGGCGTCGGCGCGTGCAACGTCACGATCTGTGCCGGGTTTACGATGACCTCGCCCCCGTCGCCGCGATGCAGCACCATCAGGTACAGCCCCGAAGCAAGGACAAAGCTCACCGCATCGCCGGTAGGAAAACAAACAGCCCGAGCAGCAGCACCGCGACGAACGCGAAATAGACGTTGCTCGCCGAGAACGGCGCCATCGGCGGCAGCGGCAAAATCGTCAACAACCAGAGGAACATGACCACGACGAACAGGATTTCTAAAATCATGCGCCACCTCCTAACCGATGACGATTTGGCTCACTGCGCCCGGAACGCGATCAGCGGAAACGATCCGGCATTCTGAGCCGGACCAGCGAGCGTCGTCGGCAGGTTGCCGGCCGAGAATGTCCACGTCGCGAGCCAGCCTTGGAAGCCCTGGAAACTCGAACCCAATCCGGTGAAACCCAGCAGGTGCATCTGCGAAATATCGGTGGCTGTCGTCGTGATAACCGACGGCGTGCCGCTAAACCCGGCAACTAGAAAATACCAGCCAGCCGCCAATGCCTGAGTGAACCCGGTCACCGCCTGCACGTTGGACAACCCCGTGTTGACCGTTCCGACATCCCGGATCAAGCTGCCGACCGCACCATTGGAATTGGCATAAATGCCAAGCTCGGCAGAGGTGCTGCTCGCCACCGTCCCGACAAAAATCTGCATCGCATCGATAGTGATCGGGCTGGCGATGAAAATCGGTGTGGCGTAAATCCGGTTAGCCACCATTGCGGTATTGACGCCGGGCGCGGATATCGGCCGCGTGTAATAGATACCCGAGCGATAACCGGGGTGTGGCACCGCGGCGCCGTTGGCCGCCGCGGTGACCCTGCCTTTCGCATCAACTGTGATATTCGCCGCGGTATAGCTGCCGGCCGTCACCGCGGTACTGGCGAGCGTAATCGCCTGGCTGCCGCTGCCGGGCCCTGCCGTCGCGTCGCCGGTCAACTGCGTGATGCCGCCGCCGCTGCCGTTGGCCGCCGCCGTCACCCTGCCTTTCGCATCAACTGTGATATTCGCCGCGGTATAGCTGCCAGGCGTCACCGCGGTATTGGCCAGCGTCGCGGCTTGGCTGCCGCTGCCAGGGCCGGCGGTCACATCGCCCGTAAGCTGATTCAGTCCGGCGGCCGGCAACGCCGCTTGCACAAACGCAGTCGTGGCAATCTGCGTTGTGCTCGTCGCGAGAGCGGCTGTCGGCGCCGTTGGCGTGCCGGTCAGCGCCGGGCTGGCAAGCGGCGCCACAGCGGCCCAGGTGGCGTTGAGACGGCCGTATGACGTGCCGTCGCTCGGCGCATCGGTGAGGCCGCCGCCCGTGCCGTTGCTTGCGGCTGTGAGCCGTCCTTTAGCATCGACGGTGATCGAAGCCAGCGTGTAGCTCCCCGGCGTCACCGCGGTATTCGACAATGTTGCGGCTTGACTGCCGGTGCCGGGGCCCGCCGTCACATCGCCGGTGAGCTGATTGATGCCGCTGCCAGCCGCGCCGTTGGCTGCCGCGGTGACCCTGCCCTTAGCATCGACCGTGATGTTGGCCGCGGTGTAGCTGCCTGGCGTCACGGCGGTACTGGCGAGGGTGGCGACTTGGCTGCCGGTGCCGGGACCGGCGGCGACATCGCCGGTCAACTGCGAGATGCCGCTGGCCGGCGTTGCGGTGATCCAGCTCGGGTCGGCAGTTGTGCCGCCGGTGCGCAAAAGCTGTCCCGCGGTGCCCGCCGCCAACGTGCGCCAGCCGCTGTTGTCGCGGTAAATGATCATCCCGCGGGCCGCGCCGAGGATGCTGTCGAATATCGCGGTCAGCGTGTTGCCAATCGGCGCCGCCGAACCACCGCTGATGTTGGACATAACCCGGCTGTTGCTGATCGCCGTGGCGCCCGGCGGCGCGGTCCAGCTTGGGTCGCCGCTAGCGCCGCCGGTTTGCAGGATCTGCCCGGTCGTGCCAGCCGCCAACCCGGTCCAGCCGCTGTTGCTGCGGTAGAGCAGCGTGCCGCGCGACGAGCTGATGATCGCGTCGAGGATATTCGACAGCGTGTTGCCGGTCGGGACAGCCGTCGAGCCGCTGATGTTCGAGACGATCCGCAGGTTCGCCGTGCTGGCCCCGGTGATCGGCGCGTTCTGCCACGAGGGGTTTGCCGCCGCGCCGCCGGTCGCCAGGAACTGACCGCTGGTGCCGGGAGACAGCATCACCCAGGCGGTCGCCGAGCGGTACAGCACGGCGCCCTGCGTGGTGCCGAAGATGTGATCCAAGACCAGGGTTAGCGTCTGTGGCGTCGGCGCCGCGGTGCTGCCGCTGATGTTCGCCAGGATGCGGTCGCTGGCAATGTCGGCCAGCGACACCGTGCCGGTGGCCGTGATCGGCGAGCCGCCCGTCGTGATGCCGGTTCCGGCGCTGATCGAGGTGAGCGTGCCCGAGCCGACCGGGGCGTCCCACATCACATCGGCGCCCGCGCCTTGCGTCTTCAGATAGTAGCCGCTGGTCCCCGGCGCTAACCCCACCCATCCGCTGATGTTGCGCGCCAGGATGGTGCCGCGCGCGTTGGTCAGGATGTGGTCGAGAATGGCCGATAGGGTCTGCGGCGTGGGTGAGGCCGCGGCGCCGCTGATATTTGCCAGGAGGCGGCTGTCGGCGGCGCCGGCTAGCGATACGATGCCGGTGCTCGTGATGTCGGCGCCGCCGGTATCGATCCCGGTGCCGGCGGCGATCCGGACGACACCGGCAGCCCCGACCGCCCACGTCGGGTCGGCGCCCGCATCGTGCGTCTGGAGGAACTGACCATCGGCACCCGGAGGCAACGCGAGCCAACCCGTGCCGCCGCGGTAGAGCAACGTGCCGCGCACGGTCGTCAGGAGCACGTAGTCGAGGAAATCCGACAGTGTGTTGGGCAGCGCCGGCCCGATCAGGCCGGAAATGTTCGACATCATGGTGTGGTCGTTCACCATGGTGCCGCCTGGCAGCGCGTCGACGTATGCCTTGTTGACGGCGTCCCCCGGCAACAACGGGTTGGCGAGGTTGTGGAACACGCCTCCCGTAATATTGACATTGCTGGCGGCCTGCACCGCCATCGATCCCAGCGGAGAGTTCACCCACCGGCTAATACTCTCCGTCCAACGCAGCACGTCGCCGTCAGTTAGCGGCTCGATGATATCAACGTCGCCCATCGTGCTGACGCTGTTGTCGGCCGATCCGAACAACTGTTTGTAGACGGGCGCGCCATCGACCATTTCGTTCTGGTCGAATAGCGAATAGGTGCCGGCGATCTGCACCATATAAATGCCGTAAGAAACTAAAGCTGGATCGAGAACGTCGGTATTGCCGGTGCTGACGGTAAAGACATCGAGCACGGCATAAACATTCGGCTCGAACTCGCCGCGCCAACGGAACGTAAGCACCGGCAATGTATACGGCCCAAGCACAGTGCCATCCGTCAGGTAGATGGTCATCTGCGTGCCGCTGACCGTGATCGATTCTATCCCGTTCGGCGCTTCCGGGTTGGCCTGGATATCGACAATTGCCTGTGCTAACGAATAAAAGTTTTCATCAACCTCGCTCGGTTGAAGGTTGGCTCCCTTGCCGGAACCCCACGGCCCGAGCGTGCGATAAGTGATGTCAACCATCAGCCGCCTTCGCAGTCAAATTCGACAGTGATGTGGCCGCCGCCACCCGGCGGCACCTTGACTATAATGGTCGTGCCGCATCCCTGATGCGCCTCGTGTTCCGGCAAGGCCATCTCGTCAATGGTACAGATTACGGGCGAGCTAACGAACTCCGGTTCGTATCGGTCGATTTGCTGGATGCAGGTTCGCGGCCACTTTTTGATCCAGTCCACATCGCCGTTAAATGTTATCGTCACCTTCGGGGCGTTTTGCCCCGGTATCATTGCAGAACTGAAATTAACCACCGGCCCGGTGATATCCCCCATATCCAACGGACTACCATCCGGGTTCAACATAGCCGGCGGGCAGCATTGCTGCGGGTTGATCCACAGCGCGTTGCCGACATAATAGATAAATGTTGGTATGCCGAACTCTGGGCTGGAATCCCATGACGGGGTACAGATGATCGGCGTTTCCGGCGGCGGTTCCGCGGGCGGCGGCGGATCTTGTGTCGGGTCGCGCTTGGTATGCAGTTCGACAATGCGATCCAGCATGAACGGGATCTGATAAGAGAAGGTCTGCGTCGACACATCGCGGCCCCGCCTTGGCCTGGTAATCATGGGTCTTCCCACGGCGGCACGGTGTTCGGACTCAAATGAAAAGTCTGGTGGCACTGATCAACAGTCTTGCCGCCGACGGATTCGATGTCATCCTTAAGGTCGGCGAAAACAGCTGCTACCGCAGACGCGACATACGACATCTGCAACCAATCATCGGCGCATTTATCGTCCGTGGCTTTGCGAAAGTTCACCGCAACCGCACGGTCGACGACTATGTAATTTTCCGGCGTATCCGGGTCGGCGATGCTTACTATATCGCCTTTCCGGTCGAGCTCATGCAGATGCTCGTTGCAGCAATTAACGTTGTTTCCAGTTCTTTTCGGTTCCGGCAAGCCGGCGACCTTGGCCCCCCAGGTCAGGGTCGCGCGCTCGAAGCCCGACGGCGTCGCAGGTAGGATGACCCGACCGTGCGAGTCGGTGGATTGAAATGGCCTGACAAAGTATTCAAATGGCATTTTCTTCGCCCCGCGGTTACGCTGGTGCCGCCGGCGGTTCCCAGACCAAGCCAGGAGTACCGGCGAGGCTGGGAGGGGGAAAGGCCGGAACCTTTTGGGGAAACGCTCCAGCTGGATCGCCGGTAAATTCCCAAGCCTCAGTTACGACTGAATTGATCCTCGCCTTGCAATGATCAACAGTCTTGCCGCCGACGGATTCAATGTCATCCTTAAGGTCGGCAAGAACACTTTCCACCGCAGACGCAACGTAAGACATCTGCGTCCAATCATCGGCGCAGCTATTCGTGTCGTTCACCTTCGATAAAACGCCGACACTTCGTTTGGTGTCAACGCTAGCGCCCCATTGTCCATGTGGTCGCGGCGGCCCGGCCGTTCCCGGTCCCCAAATCTGTTGCATAAACTGCCCCGCAAACTGTTTCTCTGCCTTATTCTGCGTCCGCGTGTCCTTGCAGCACCCGGCGCCCTGACCTTCTTTCTTGAGCTGCACCTGATTCGCCGTTGTCTTAGCGCCCCAGGTCAGGGTCGCGCGTTCGAAGCCCGACGGCGTCGCAGGCAGGATGACCCGGCCGTGCGAGTCGGTGGATTGAAACGGCCTGACAAAGTATTCAAAGGGCATTCATTAGCTCTATGTTGTGTTGAGGTGAAGCGTGGTAAAACACGGATCGGTACTCTCGGCATCGGCCCCGCCGACGGATTCAATGTCAGCCTTAAGATCGGCGAAAACACTTTCCACCGCGGATGCGACATACGACATCTGCGTCCAATCGGAGGCACATTTATCTTCCGTTTTCTTTTTAAGTTTAACTTCGGTGGCTCGATGTTCCAGAATGAACAGCCCAGGAGATTCCTTCGACACAATCTTGTGTACTTCGCCGACCCGTTGATGTTCGGCCAACTGTTCATGGCAACAGGTGACTTCGGTTCCGGATATTTCCGGTTCCGGCAAGCCGGCGACCTTAGCGCCCCAGGTCAGGGTCGCCCGCTCGAAGCCCGACGGCGTTGCAGGTAGAATGACCCGACCATGACTATCCCTCGACTCAAAAGGGCGGACGGCATATTCAAACGGCATGGCGTCGGCCCGACGAGGCTGCGAGGTCGATCGTCTTCGGCAACCAGAGCTGAGAGACGGCGGGAAAGAACGTCGTGTGAAATGAGTTTCCGGTTAGCGGCTTAAGGTCAAGAGTAACTGCCGTCGTCGCGGTTTTCATCGCGCTGATCGGGTCGCTCGCAGTCGGCGCCACCAGGCGTTGATAAGACGACAGCTTATCGAACTGAGAGGTCAACCCATTAACCACGACGCATTCATTGACCGCACGATCCACGGTCATGTTGGTGAGGTCGAGGTTGTCGTCGTCGATCACAAAATTGTCCAACGACTCATAGGCCAGTTCCTCATCCAGCAGCATCTTTTGACCACCGACGATGACCTGATAGCCGGGATCGACGTAATCTAACTCGACATAAGAGAGGACGCCCTCAGCGGCGCTCGACAGATCGTCGTTGCCGATCGAGCACCCGATGGTGAACTCGCCGGCCATCGTTTCGCCGGCGGTGAGTTTGTAGCTCTTGACTTTGCCTGTTGCAGCGCCGCCGGGCAGCCGCCGGTCAAGGTAGATGACGCTGTGGCGCAGCGTAATGCCGAGCGCAGTGTACCAATCGACGCCAAAGGTGATATCGACCGAGCGCGCCCGCGCCCGCATCTTCGCCCGCGCCGCCAATAGCAGATATTCAAAAGACGCGGCCCCGCGGTCGGTTTGAAAATATGACCGGCGAGAGATGCTGCCGAGCGGCACCTCGCCACCGGGATCGATGCCCTTGTCGACATATTCGGAACTATAGGACATATCTTCGCGATCGCTGTCGGCGGTGTCAGACAGCTCTCTCTGAACGTTGGCGGTCAAAACCGCCGTAACGGTTTCGGTGCGCGGCCGATCTGCTTTCCAGTCCAGCACCATTTGGATTTTGTAGATGTTGATCGGAAAGCGCGCGGTGTATTGACCGTAAGGCTCGGTAATCACGGCCACATTTGCCTGATCGCTGGTCATGCCCGTCGTGTCGGCGGTTGATTGGCCGCCATATTTTACGTTGTAGGTTTGCGCTTGCATCCACCCGTTCGGCTGCAGCGCATCGATGCAATAGCACAGCGGCTGCCCCGCACCGTCGTTCCCGGTGGAGAGCGACCAACCGCCGCCGATGCTGGTGCCCGGTTTCGGCCAATCGGTACGCAGCCCGTCGCCGCAGATGCAGGTAATGAGCCCGCCGCCCTTGGCGGGCGACTTACCGCGCGCCGGATCTCTAGGCGGAACATACTTGCCGAATGCGGTTTTGTACGGGCTCCCGCCGGCGGCAAACGCATCGATAAGCGTCTGAGTAATGTCGATTGCGCCTTCGCCCTGTTGGTTCCAGCTTACCGTGCCGGATAGAGTGATCGCGGTGAGCGGCGTCGACCCGTAAGAAAGACTGAAGCTATCGTAGAACGCGGCGTCTTCGCCGACGCTGATAACGCCGGCTTCACCCTGCAGGATGTCGCTTGCTGTCAATACGAGGCTGACGCGGTCGATGTGCCAGAGCGACGAATACGTCTCAAGCACGGTGTCGGGATTGACGTTCGCGGCGAGCCAGATCGGATCGTAATACGGCAGCACGCTCATGTCCGAGACGAGCGCGTCCTTCTGTGCGTTGAAGTCGTCGGGCCTGGCCAGAAATTGCAGCTGAACTGTCTCGCCGACCGATAGCGTTGGGACGCCGATCAGCCGGCCATTGAATAACGGGACAAGGTCGGGCGCGCCGCCGCCTTCCGGTGTCCATGCCTGATCCCATGACAACCAGGCCCAGAGGTTTCTGCCAAATGCCAGCAACCCGATATTGGGATTGCGGATCTCGATGGTCAGCGTCGCGAAGCCGCCCTCTTCCTGGCTGATCTCCAGGGCGACGATCTGTTCGTCTTCCCGGTTATGGACGGCAGGATCGAAATCGGCGTTCGGGGTTCGCGGCCCGGTAATCGTCAGGATGGCGTTGATGCTGGTAGAGCTGGCCGGAAGATCGAGAGTGATCGTCGTGGCGCTGCTGTCGGCGAGAAAGGTCGTGCCGACTTGAATGCCATTGCCGGCGATGTTGTACCGCAACCCCGCGGTCAACCCCGCCAACGCGCCAGCAGGAATGCTCGTCACGCTGTACCAATCGGCCGTCGGCATCCCGGTGATGCGGATCGCGTAAGTCCCGGTCGACGTCGCCCATACCGGCTGCATCCCGCCGGGCACCAAGATGTACATGGCAAACACGCCGCCGCCGCTGTAGGAGACCCAGGCGGTGCTGACAAAGACCGTCTCCGTATCGCTCGCCGGCGATGCCGTCTCTCCGATGCTGGTGCCAGACACGCAGTACAATCCCGGCAGCAACCCGATGTCGTCGACCAAGGTGATGAAGTGCGATCCTTGGGTCATCGCCGCAGCGGTAGACCCGATCAATATCGACTTGGTCGCCACAAACGTCGCGTTGTTAAGCGTGCCGCTTGCCGCATCGCTGAGGTTGATCGAGCCTTCTTCCGTCAGGATCGAAACGTCGTAAATGAAGAACGTGCCATCCGCTAATCCGGGACCGGCGATCGTATACAAGGCGCCGGCTTCCAAGCCGCTGCTGCTGGCTATGTTGCGCAGAGACGCGATTCCTGCCTCGGTATCGCCGACCAGGGTTATGGTTTCGACCAGGCCGCCGTGCGTGTTGCCGTTGACGACGAGCGTCTGCTGCTCGGTGATGGTGCCGCCAGCCCAGGCAAACTTGAAGGGGCCCGGCATCAGCCCTGCTTTGCCGGCGGCGCCTTAGCGGGTTGCCGCGGCGGCGGGACTACTCTGCCCTTCAGCCGAGCGAGCACCCGCTGCTTCAGCCGCCGCATCCCGGCACGGCGCGCCGCACACCCACCGCAGGCCATCAGATTTCCTCCAGCGTCAGCGACCAGCCAACATCGGCCTCCCACTCGCTGCGCTCGATCTGGAGCTCGACGACGCGCATGGAAAGCTGCGGGCGGTAATAAGTGTAATCGCCCTCGACCCGCTCGCTGCCGGTCACCGGAGAGCGCCCCGGCGTGCCGCCCGCCGTCAGGTACGCAAGCTCGACATGGCAATCGACCAGCACCTCCATACCCACCCACACGCCATCGAGCGCGGGCGGCGCCTGGTCCGAGCCGGCAACCTCGAGCTGATACTTGCGCATCTGCGGCGCCGAGATGTCGACGAGCGTGCCGTTGACGGTGCGGCGCAGCTTGTCCGCGCCGCGGGCGGCATCGATCGGCGACAACGTGCCGTTGAGGCCGCGGGCTGAATAGGGCGCAACGCCGGGCGCTGTGTCAGACGGGAAATGAATATCGAAGTCGGTATTCGAGGCTCCGATCATCGGCCGGGCGTGCCACCGTACCAGCTAGGCTTGATGCCGGTGGCGCGGATCTTGTGCCGGTGCGCCTCGATGACGAGCGCCGAGACGACATCACCGCTGCCTGACAGCGCGAAGCTATGGCCGCCGAGATGTAGATGCACGGGCGTTCCACCGCCGGCGGTGACCAGCCCGCCATCGGCAAAGCGCCCAGGGTTGCGTGCCACCAGCGGCGCCGACAAGCCGCCGACCGCCGCGTTCATCGATGCGAGCAGCCCGGCGCCCCAATGCTGCACCGCTGCGGCGCGCATGACAAATTCGCCGGCCGATAGCCGCGCCACGATGCTGTCGCTGGTGCCGCTGCCGGGGCCATGCACCATGCCGCCCGCAGCGAATCCAGGCACCGGCACCGCAGACAGGATGCTTCCGGCGGCGGCCGCGATGCCGGACAACTGTTGCCCCGCCCAGGAGGCAAGGTTGCTAAGGCCGTCCATCATCCCTTTGATCAGGTCGCCCCACCATTTACCGATGCCGTTGAGGCTCGTGATGGCGGCGTTCGAAAAGTCGGTCCAAAGCTGCGACCAGTTCGCCGCCACGAAAAGCTGGCTCATGTCGCCGATAAACGATGCCCACGCGCTCTGCATCGTCGGCATAAAAGAGTTGCTGAAGAAGGCGGAAAAGTCCGCGCTCCACTTCGGGAGCGTGTCGGTGATGAACCTGTTCTCGGCCTCGGTCACCGCCGCATCGAGCCCGATGTACCAGTTGGTGATCCCGGCGGTGAGTTCGAGGAACATCTGGTTGCGCGCGGCTATTGCCGCGGTGCGCCGCGTGGCGGCATCCAGCGCCGGGTCGGTGGCGCCGCGCGCCGAGGTTTCCAGTTCCGCTATCTGCTTATTAAGGTCGGCGAGCAGCTTCGGCGCGACGATCAGCGCCGCTCCCGCCGGCACCCCTGCAAACAAGACCTTGGATAGTTCATTCAGCTTTTGCGATGTCGGGTCCAGGGTTTTTGCAAAGTTCAAGAAACCTTGAAGCTGAAGCTGAAGCGCCTTTTTGCTCTCAAGCGAATTGTCCTTCATCCGCGACAGATCGACTTGGATGACGTCCAGCGGCTTGGACAGATCCTGCACGATCGGCACGCCGCCCCGGAACACCTTCACGGTGTTGTTGACGGCGCCGCTGAGCGTCACAAAATGGCCCGCCGTCTCCTTGGCGTCCTCGCCCATCCCACGCAAGACCTTGACGCCGTCGAAGGTGCTTAGTGCCTTTGTTTCCGTCCGCACCTTCTGAAGTTGCGCGGTCATCCCGGCGATCATCCGCTCGCCGACATCGGTGCCCTGCCCCGCCGCGGCGGAAATTTCGCCGGCCGCCTGCACCACCAGCGGGCGTTGTCCCAACTCCCGCGCCTGCTGCTGAATCTTCGTCAACCGCTCGGTCACGTCGCCAAGGCTGTTGGCGATACCGCTGACGACTTTCGCGAGGCCGACGCCGATGACGCCGCCGGCCACACCGCCCAAGGCCGAGCCCAACAGCCCGCCGATCGATTCGAGCCCGCGGCCCATGTCGCCGAAATTCTTGAGCAACTGCCCGGTCGCCCGGCGCATGCCGGTGGCTTCTCTGGTGAAGCTCCGCAGGCTTTGGGTGGCGGACTTCGAGCCTCGGTCGACCTGGGTGAAGGCTTGCTCGCCGGCCGAGCCCACTTCCTTGAAGGCGGCGACGACCTCCTCCTTGCCGTCAACCGCGATCTGCTGCCGGATGCCGCCGCCGCCGCGCGCCATCTAAGCTGCCTCGCTCATGCGCTGACGGAAGAACCGCGGCAGCGCCTCGGCGGCCTCACGGTAGACGCGGTCGACATCGAGCCGGTCGGGAATAAGGGCCGCCCGGATACCGACAAAGATCGGCACGCTTTCGGTGTGCCGGCCCGCGCTCCTGCGGCGGGCGCCGGTCTTGAGCGACGCCACGCTGGCCCGGCCGGTGGGTTTGCGCGCGGCGTCGCCCGCCAGGAGCGGCGGCTTGCCCGGCCGGTTGATGCTGTGCAAGGGCCCGATCTGCTGCACATAGGCGCTCGGCGTGATGCGCTTCCTGGCGAGCCGCGGCGCGGTCGGCAGCGGCACCCACAAGAGGTTCTTCTTTGGCCGGATCTGGCCGCCGCGCTCAAAGATGTTGGCGTAGCCGATGCGGATATATCCGCGCATCGTCGGCTCGAGGCTGTAGCCGACCCGCGGCTTGGCGCGTGCAAAGAATGCCTTCTGCCAGCGGCGCGAAAGCCCGCCGCGGGCGATCTCGGCGCGGGCGTTCGTCTCGACCAGCTTTGCGGTATCTCGCATCGCCTTGGTCAGCGCGCGCGCCATCCGGTCCTGTGCCGTCTGCGCGCCCCGCTTCAACTGATCGAGGCCGCTCTGGTACCGGACGTTCATTCTTCGCGCACCGCTTTCGCCAAGGCTTTCGGGTCGCCGCGGGCGGCCAGCGCGTTGTCATGCAGCAGGAGCCGCCGCTCGGCCTGCCGCCGCTTGTTCGCGATAACAAGGAAATTGCGGATCTGCCGCGGCGTGTAGCGCCACACCTCGGCCGGCGGGTGTCCCCAGGCGATCAACTGCTCAATGCCTTCTGCGATCTCGTACCCGAGCCCTTGGTAGCGCGGCCGGCGCCGTTGGCGGCCGGCGCCGGTGAGGCGTCTAACAAAGGGCTGAGCACATCCCCCGGCAGCGACAGGCTGACCACCTGATCGAACAGCGACTGCCGCTCGTCAAAGGTCAGCACCGTCAGAGACGCGCGCTCGATGTCGGCGTCGCCCGGATGGCCGGTGCCGGCGGCAATGACGGCACTCTGCGCCGCCAGGAACCGCAGCCGGTCCCGCCCGTCGCTGCTCTCCTCGCCCAACATGATCTTGCGTAGCTCGGGGAAACGCCCGTAGAGCATCGCCCAATCGATCGCGGGAATGCCGGCCACCTTTATCGCGACGCCGCGGATCTCAAGCTCGACGGCCGAGATTTCCGGCGGTGCGATGTCGAGCAGAGACGGCATTTAGGCCGCCGCCATCATGACTCCCGGATCGACCTCGGCGGTGATATTCCAGATGGCGGTGCCGTATTTCATCGCGTCATCGACCAGCACCTCGGCCGTCACCTCAAGCTGCCCCCACTCCTCCGAGATCGGGCTGAAGGAAGCGCTCGGGGTAAAGCTGACATTGCCGAAGTCCAGCTGCACCTTGGCGCCGATGTCGTTGGTGCCGACAAAGCGCAACATTCCGGTGATCTCGGCCAGCGAAAAAATGTCGACGGTATAGGTCACATCGGGCGGCGTACCGGTTCCGGCGACGGCATCGCCCATCAGATAGAGCGCCAGGTTGTCGGCGGTCAGTTCCGACATGATCATGCGCAATGCGGCCGAGCGCTCGCGGATGACGCTGCGCGCCTTGGTGCGGATGCCGCTGCGGCTGGAAAAGTAGTCGAGCCGGTCGATGGTCATCGTAAACTCGAACTCAGGCACTTCGCCCAAATCCCGGTAGTCGGTTTCCCCGTCCTTTTTGAATTTGACGATGCCCTTGCCGACAAAGGTGTTGTCGATGTCGGCCGCATTGGTGATCGGCATGGCTTACACTCCAGCGAGGTCGGATAGCCGGAAAAGACTGGTGAAGACGAGATTGAGCTCGCAGCGGTACTCGCGCGCCTCGGCGTCGGGCGCGGCTACCGTAGCGCCCTCGTAGCGGATATCGCGGTCAACGACGCAATCGAGCAACACGGAGTCGGTCAGCACCGCTGCCACGATCCGCGAGCGGTAAAGCGTCAAGAGACTGCCGGCCTCGGCACCGTTGTCGCCGCGCACGATGACCACGACCAGCGGCTTTAATTCCATCCGCTGTACGCGGCTGCCGCGCGTCCCTTGGGGCGCGTCGAGCACATCCTCGGAGCCGTCCTGCACGATCACCGCCGGCCGCGCCAGCGCTGGCACATCGAGCTTGTTGCGGGCGGCGGCCTGCACGCCCGTCACCGCGCCGCAGACTTCCACCAACCGCGTCAGAATGGCCTCGCGCTGGTCAGCCACGGCAGAGCAGATTTACCCGCACGAGCTCGCCGCCGTAGGACAGCGGCGCGATTTGGGTGATGTTGGCCGGGTCGCCGTCGATGAGGATGCGGTCATCGCGCGACGGCACGCCCCAGGCGCCGAGTCCGGTCGGGCTGACGACGACCCGGATCTCTTGGATCTGCCCGGCCTCCAGATCCTGCGGCCCGAAGTTCCGCACCGCCGCCGGACACTCGATTTCCTCGGCCACCGTCGTCGCCCCAGTCGTTGGATCGACCGCGGTGCGCTGCAAAGTCACCGTTTGCCCGTAGCCGGCGATTGCCGCATCCAGCCGGGCGATCAGCACTTGCGGCGTCATACCGACCAGATCTTGTAAGGCGCCAACAGGTCGCGGGCGCCGGGTGGGATGGCGCCGCCGCTGGTCCCGGCGCCGGCGTCGCCGGCGTAAACCTGGCTGATCAGGTCGGGCACTGTCTCCGACCGCAGCGCCGGGTCGCGCCCCAGCGCGAACCACCGCGCCGTCAGCCATTCCAGCGCCGCGCCCTGCACGTCCGCCGGGATCGGGTCATAGCCGGCGGTGTAGTCCACCAAAAGGGTGGTGCCGAGCCACGCGGCGACGGTGGTGCCGTCGAGCCGATAGAGCGCGCCTTCCTCGGGATAGACATCCCACGCCGCCACGTCGACCGCGGCGCCATCCTCGAACACCGCCACCAGCGGCACGCCGGCATCGTCGACGACGATCGGGAATTGCCGGGTGCGCAGCGGCTCGCCCGAATAGAGCCAGTTGTAGACGTAGCGGAATTGATCCTGATAGCTCTGCACCGCGAAGACCCGGTTGCAGTAGTTGTTGACCGCCGCCGACACCGCGTCGATCTGCTGGGTTAGCGCCGCGTCCTTCGAGGTGTCCGCCGCGTCGATGCCGAGCACCACTTTGGCGTCGTCGAGGCTCACCAGCGCCAGGCTGTCGGCCGGCGTGATCACCCGCGTGATGCTATAGCGGACATTGGTCGGCATCAGGCGGCGCGCTCGGCGTGGTAGAGCTCGAAAAATTCGCGCAGGTCGAGCGGCGGCCCGACGCTGCCGTCCGACATCACCGGCACCGCGCGGAAGTCCCGCGTTTCCCAGCGGGCAATGGTCGGTGCCGGCAGGCCCGGAACCCCGCGGTCGCCCTTTTCGCCGGGCTTGCCGCGGCTGCCGGCGCGCGCCGAGACGGCCCAACCGTCGCCCGGCAATTCGCCGGGGTCGTCGCACCGCGCTCGCCACTCCGAGTCCCGAAAAGTCACGACATCGTATTTGCGATATTGCCGCTCGGGATCGAACAACCCGCAAACCTCGCCGACATAAGGTTCCGGCCCCGGCGGGCCGGGCACCTCGGAGTCGGCCCCCGGCGGCCCCTGGATGCCCGGTTCGCCAGGCGGGCCTGTGATGGCCTCGCCCGGCTCTCCCCTCTCCCCAGGCTCTCCTGGCGCGCCGGGGGAGCCGTCCTTCAACGACGCCAATCGCTCGGCGACGGCGCGCTCGATGCGAAGCTCGAACTCTGCCCGCGCGGCGCGAAGCTCCGCCTGCAAAGCCGCCGTGGACAGCCTAAGCTCGCGCTCGATGCGCTCGACATCGGCCGCAACTTCCGCGGCCAATACTTCAAGCGGCAACATCGAGTCGGCGCCGGCTACGGTAGGCACTCTTGATTGCCTGTTCGGTGTTTGCATTATCCCCGCCACTGTCGGCCCCCGCAGGCGGTGCCGCTGGCGGCGCGTCAGGCGCCGGGGTTGCCGGCGGCGCCTGGTCCCACGCACTGAGCGGCACGACCTGCTGTTGCACCCGCGGCTCGTCGCCGAACGGCATGGCCGGCAGATCCTCTTTGGCGCGCGCCTCGTTGGGCGAAAAGATGCCGCCCTGCACGCCTCTCGCCAGGCCCTCGATGCGGTCGCGGAAGTTCGCCCGCAGCAGCGCCTCGAGGTCGAGCTCGAGATAGTCGTCGGGCCAACCGCCGAGCGCAAAAACCCGCCCGAACGCGTCCTCGATCAGGTTTGCGCAGAAGCCAAGCCCGGTCGACACCCAGAACCCCATCAGGCTCTCGGTCGAGCCCTGCGGCCCGGTGCCCGCCATCAACGACAGCAATGGCAGCGGCACCCGGTAGGCGGTGGCTATGCGCTGGTCGCTGACCTGGAGCTTCTCCGCGAGTTGCGCGTCGCGGCTGGTGACAACAGCGGGCGCCCAGACGAGGCCATCGGTCAGGATCGGCGTGCCGCCCGCGTTGATCCCTTGGGTGTGCTCGTCCCACTTGGCGCGCAGCCGCTCGACCGCTTCCGGCTTGTCGTGAAAGCTGGCCGGCGTTTGTAGCACCCCGGAGGGCCGCCCCTCGTTGGCGGCATAGGCCAGTGCCTGCGCCACCAGCGCGTTCGACACGGCAATCTCGAGCAGCGCCGCCTCCAAGGGCGCGCAGCCTTGCAATGGGTTGCGCGGGTTCGGCAGCCGAACATGCAGCACATCGCGCGCCGGCACTTGCTGCAACGCCTGCCGGTCATCGGCAAACAAGCGCTCGACAATCGCATTGCCGGCAAGCTGGTAGTAGATCGCCCCATCCGCGCCGACGCTCACCGAGCACTGGCTCGGGGTCATCAGGTGAATTTCGGATATCTCGAAGCGTTGATTGCGGATCGCCAGCCCGAAGGCGCAGCCCTCGCCATAGAGGCAGTCGGTGAGGTAGAGGAAGAAATCGGTCGGCGACTGATAGCTATTCGGCCGCTTCAGAATCCGCGACAGTGCCGATGTCGTCACCCGCTCGCGGCCGCCATCGCCGTCGGCTTCCCAGTGCGTGCCGGCGCACATGCTGATGGTCTGGGCATAAGCCTGGCGGCAGGCGTAGACGACAGCCGAGCCGCTCGGGCGCAGCGGGTCGTAGCCGAGCTGCCACCAGTTGATCGGCCAGTTCTTCGGGATGCCGCTGCTGCCGACCGTCAGCGGGAATCCCGGCGGCCCGAACTGCTTGGCCCGCGGGCGGAAGACGCTGGCGAGCGCCCCCGCGGCCCGCGCGACCAGTTGCGCCATATTACCTCGCCCGGCCGCCGCCGGTCATGCGGGAGGCGCCGCCATTGCCGGCAACCTGCACCGCATTCGACGGCGGCGCCTCGGTGCTGCCGGCGGCATTGGTTGCCGTCACCACGCAGGTGATCGACTTGCCGGCATCGCCCGCCGCGACGACGTAGGTATTGCCGCTCGCGCCGCTGATGGCGGTGCCGTCGCTTTTCCAGTCGTAGGCGTACCCGGTCGGCTCGCCGTGCCAGTTGCCCATCGTGCAAGTGAGCGTCTCGCCGACAGCCCCGTTGCCGCTGAGGTTTGGGACATCGACATTGCTCGGCGCGCCCGGTGCCGGCGTCGGCCTATCTGGCACCGCCGCGGTTTGCTGCGCGTGTCGTAGCGCCGCCTGTTGCACGGCTACTGGCGGCATCTCCGGGTTCTGCGGGCTCGCCTTGTCGTCCGGGTGCATCAACCCCAGCCGCAACAGGTCGTTTTCCTCCTGCGTCGGCGTCGGCTGGTTTTGCTCGGTCACTTCCAGGGTCTTTTTCGTCAGCGCCGCCCGCGCCTCCTGGTCGGCGCGGTACTGTTCTTCCGTGACTGCCATCGGGTTGCTCCTTTGTGGTGAGCCGGGCAAGAAACTCTTTGCCCGGCTTCCACCATCCATAACGCCTGCGGGGTTTTACCAAGTGACAGATTGCGTCCAAGCGATGACGCCGGTGCGCAGCATGGCCCAGTTCATCGGCAGGATCATGCGGAGCGCCAAGCTGTCGGTCTGGAACATCGAGCGCACCGGGGTCGCTGCCACCGCGGAGCCCTGCGCACCCGTGGTGATTTGCAGCGGGGTCGTATCCTCAAAGTGCAACGTCGTTTGGTTAGAGACGTCAAACCTCGGATCGTCGCCCGTCACCGACATGAAGTCGGCGGCGTCGAGCAGGATCACCATCCCCACCGGAACGGTGCTCGACACGATCACCGGATAGCCCACCAGCCGGTTCGAGTTCATCTCGCCCTGGAACGGAAACGCGACCGCACCAGCGGCGCCCTGTGTCAACCCGATCGAGTTTTTCTGCACCGGGTTCATGATCCATACCGGGCTACGCAAGCTGTTCGCACCGGCAAGCACCGCAGTTAAAGCCTTGACGTCACCGACAAGCGCCGCAATCCCGCCGCCTGCGGTTGCCGTCGTGGCGCTGACGCCCGCCCGCAAGCCCGAAGGCCGGATAGAGGTGAAGGACGTGGCGTCGATCAGCACCGTGTCTACGGCGACCTGCGTGTCGTCCTGGATAAGCTTGCGCAGGATGCCCTCGATCTCCGGGTTCGCGTGCTCGGCGATCTCCCTCGTGTAGCTGACAATGACCGACATCTTTTTGAGGACGAGGGTGATCGGCACAAACGCGGCCTGCCGCACCGGGATCGGCGCGCCCTCGGCGACGAACGAACCCGCCACAGTCGGTGTTGCGGCCCGCGTCGGCATCGTGATCTGAGCGAACCGGCCGAGCGTCTGACGGAAGCCCATTGCCGACAGCGGGCCGTAAATGCCGCCGGGCATCAGGCTTTCGACGTAGTCCCCGTATTGCGTCTGGGCTAGCTCTGCCGCCCACCCGGTTGTCGTCGTCGTCGCCGGCGCGGTGGCGGCGCGCATGTACCACTCATGCGTGCCCTTGATCTGCTCCCAGTCGCCATAGCTGCCGTAGCGCTCCGCCATCACCTGGTCGAGCGGCTTATTTGTGACGTGCGCCAAGGTCACGCCGACGCAGTGCCGGATGAACAGATAGCCGGGCTTCTCCTCTTTCTTCGGGATTGCCCACGCCTTCGGCCGGTCCATCATCACCGGCACGTTGCTGCCAGGAGGCAGGATCGTGGTGCGCGAGGCTGGCACGGTGATCGGCAGGCTCTCGCTGCCGAGCGCTTTCTCGACCCGCTCCCAGGTCGCCATCTTCTGCTGCACCTCCTCGATTTTCGCGGTGAGGTCGGTGAGGCGGCTAAGGTCGTTGTCGGGATCGACACCGCCGATCTGGTCGCGTAGCGCCACGAGCTCCTGCTGCGCGCTTTCAATTCGTTCGCTGATGTTCATGTCTCTAAACTTTCGGGATAGGTCACCTCGCTTGGCATGCACGCCATGAAACCCGCTCGGCACTGCGCGATCCTTATTGGCATGCACGCCGAAGATCAGGCTTTGCCCTTGCGGGGAGATCCCGAGCGATTTGGCAATCGCTAAGGCATTTGCATTCGCCGGCACCGACACAAGGCTGCACTCGACGAGCTCTTGTTCGAGGAACCGGATGCCGCCCGTCTTCAGCGGCTCGAAATTGTCGGAGTGAAATCCCACGCTGACGGCGCGCAGCACGCCCGCGTTCACCGCGGTCTGGATCTGCCGTTGCAGATCGGTTTCCGCCGGCATCAGCTCGAGGCGCCCGGTCAACTGCCCCTTGCGCACCGCAACATCGTGCCACTTGCCGATAGGCAAGCGCGGGTCGTGCGAAAACAACGCGATCGGGTTTTTGTGGAAGGCGTCGAGCTGCCACCCGCCCGGTTCCAGAACGTCGCCCATGCGATCCACCGAGCCGTCGCTCATGACGAACTCGAGCGGATCGGCACCGGGCGGCGGCGCCGCCGACTGTTTCTGTCGGAGTTTTTTCATAAAGCTGAACCGAAGTGGTGATGGCGCCTTCGCGCCGCGTCAGCGCGTCAGTATTGCGCCCAGTAAAACACGCTCGTCACCGGGCCGGTGCCCCACGTCTGAAGGCACATCGCCTCGGCCGTCCCGGTCTTCTCGCCGGCATAGGGGATGCGGTTCACAATACCCTGCGGCGGGATCAGCATCCGCGGGATGACGATCTGCGTGTTTGTCTGGCAATCCCGCCCGGTGCCGCTGGTAAGCTCGAACTCCAGATCCTGCCCGCCGAGTCCGCGCATGATCATGTACCCGCAGATGTAAACCCGCTTGCCCGCCACCGCGGCCACCCGCTCGGTGCGCACTGTCGGCCCATTGGTTTGTGCCGTGCGCGTCTGGTCGCACACCTTTTGCGCGAAGGCGGCGGACGGCAGCAACAGCAGCAATATGACCAGCGCAATAAGTTTGTTCATGCGATCAGCGTCTCGATGTTGATGGGCACGATGGCTCGCGCCCGCTTCGCCAGCTCCAGCGCGATCAGCATCGCCACCGCGCCATCAACCCGCACGATGCCACGCTTGTTGCCGCGCTCCTTGTCGACCTTGTGGTTGCCGGCTGGGTCGGTGATTACGATCGCGGACGCCACCGACGACATCAGCACCGGATGTCCGGCGTGCCGCAGCCGCCCGGTCAGCGCCAGTTCGGCAAACCATTCGACCGCCGGGCCCATGTCCTTGAAGCCCTGCCCGAAGGGTTCCAGCGGCGCCGGGAAATTGGCGTCGACATCGTCGAGATCCGCTTTGAAGTCATCGATCCGCCAACGGTCGTAGCCGAGCACCTGAATTTCGAACTCGCGGCTCAACTCCACCAGTTGCTGCGCGACATAGCCGAATCGTACCGTCGCGCCCGGCACGGCGGTCATAAAGCCCTGCCCGATCCATTCCCGGAAGCGCTCGCGTTCGGCCGGCTTTCGCCCCGCCAATTGCCCTTCCGGCGTCCAAAAGAACGGCAGGAGGTCGTAGCTGGGTTCGGGATCGTCGTCGGGAAATGCCAGCACCAGCGCGGTCAGGTCGTGTTTGCCCGACAGATCCAGGCCGGCGTAGCACGGCCGCCCCCGCAGCCGCTCGCGGTCGATCGGCACCTCTCCGGTCTTCCAGACCGCATGCGAAACCAGCCGGTCCTCTTCACGGGAATCGATCCGCTGGTTGAGCCGCAGGTTGCGAAAGCTCGACTCGAAGGCCGGGATCTCTTGCGCTCGCTTAGCCGCGTCGCGCATCTCGCTCAATGACAGGAACTTGCCCAATGCCGGGTTGCACGCCCGCCACGTACGCTCGGCAAACGGGTCGGCATCTTCGGGCGCCGCCAACAATTGCACGTAGAGCGGGCCATCCTCGTGCCGCAATCCCTCGTCGATAAGTTGCGACAGCGGGTGCCCGTCGTCCGGTGCCTGGGTCGAGATGACGAGGCCCAATGCCTCCCTTCGCTTGCCCAAGCCATTAACCAGATTGTCGAGCAGCACCCGGTCCTTCGCCTGGGCTAGCTCGTCATAGCAGAATAAACTCGGCGCCAAACCGTGCGCCCGGCGAGCATCGGCCGACAGCGCCTCGTAAGTTGACCCCGCAGCCAGGACATCGCCGATCACCTCGATGCGCTTGTGGAACCGCACCACATTGCAGACCTGGGAAAACTCAGGTACTGCAAAAATCATTGCTTCCATCTCCGCGAAGATCAGCGCCGCCATCTGCCGGTCGATCGCCGCCGAATAGATTTCGCCGCGCGGTTCCGCTTCCGGCCCGACCAGGTGGCACATGCAGAGGCCGGCGATCAGCCCTGTTTTGCCGTTGCCCTTGGGTTCGGACTTAATCCCGATGCGGCGCCGTCTAAGCCCGTTCCGGTCGAGGTTGCCGTAGATCTCTTCGACGAAGAGGCGCTGTTCCGGCAGGAGACGCATGGTTTGCCCGGCGAGCGGACCCTTGGTGATCGGCAGCCATTCCAGAAATTTGATGACGCGCTGCTCGCGCCGCAGCCCCTTCCGCTCCCACGGCAATTTGCGTTCAACGATCGCGCCCAATCCTAGCCGTGCGCCACGACCGCGCATTCCCATGTGTGTTACACTTCGCTCTTCACTAGTGAAAAAATTGAAGCCGCGACCTGGGGCCGCTCATACCGCGGCGCTCGGCGGGTTTTTGCCCCTCCCCCCCTATCTGCCGTTGAGCCAAGGGTGGGTTGGATCAAGCGGCATGCCAGTACGATCCGCACCTCGAATGACAAACTGCGCATCGCGTGCCTTGCCGTGGCCCTTCTCTCGATGCGCTTGGTTGTCGTGCTCGGGACACAGCGTCCGCAGGTTGTTCAGCACCAACCCGAGGTCGGGACGGTCGTGGATGCTGTGGATATGGTCGACCCTGGCATTGCCTTTGCCCCGCACGTTACAGCCGCACACGGTGCAACGGTAGCCATCACGTATCAAGGCAAGGCGACGAACAGCGATCCACTGCGGACTGTCGTAAAAGCCGCTGGCTCGGCGAGGCTTAGCCATATGTTGGGGGTTGTGCCGGGCCGCAGACGCAAGTCTGTAGCCTAAGCAACGGTAGAACATTGTTTCGGACACGCTTGTCAAGCGGTTTCACATCCCGAAGTGCTTTGCGAGCGACCCGAGAGTACCGAGCAACACGCCTTTTGCGACCTCCTGCCGGATGGGCTTCCCGGCCCAACCCTTGCGCATAGCCCAGTCCCGCATGGATAACTCGACGCCAAGGACGAACCAAGCGCAGGCCCCGCACGGGCTATCGAGCCCACCTACGGCATCGAGCGATAGGTTGACCTGGCGCTGGGCAAACGCGGCGTTGATGCCAGGTCGCGCCCCTGGGTGATGCACCGATTCCATCATATTCCCAGCCCGCAACGGGTCGAGATGGGCTAGCCGAAACAGCCGCTGAAACTCTTCGCCGGCCAGCCTCTCCCGATGCCCGATGTCGCCGTGTCGTTCGAGGCGTTCAAGCAGGCTCTCGACGCGCCACGGTAAACCGATATTGCCCTCGGCGTCGGCGAACTGCTGCTTGTCGCGCGTCACGCGGTCGTGCTGCAGCCGCTCGGGGAGGGGACCGTCGACGGAAGCCATCATCGCGTGTCGCCGCTATCAAGTTTTTGGCCGGATATGACAAGACCACGCACTAGGGTCGCCCTAAGTGGGAGGCGGCGCCAGGCGGGCAGCAACCCGCCCGACGCCTGACCACAACCGAACGTGTGAGGTTCGATCAATGGCTTCCCGGATTTTATCATTGGCCCTTCTCGCCTGTCTCGCCGGCTTCGGCGCAGACGCCTCGGCTGGGAGCAACACGTCCTATGAACGCCGCTGCTATCCCAGCAACTACGGCATGCAGTGTCGGTACGAATACGAAAGCGCCCGCTCGATTACGACGACGCGCTGCGCCTCCAATCTTTACCAGAGCAAATGCCGCACCGAGACAATCACCAAAGATCCATCGGCAACGCGCATCATGGACGGTCACGGGCCTCGATAAGCTCACCACACAAACCTCAGCGCCTGCCGCAGTCGCGCATCGCGGTCGGCGACCTCGCCGGCACGTCGCACCGCTCGCCGGGGTTCTTCCCGCGATAGCCGCGGCTGCATCGGCACCAGCCGCGGGCCGTCTGGGTCGAGCCCGGCGGCGTGCTGGATCTGGCGCAGGTATGGCTTCCAGGCGTCATAGCGGTCCATTGGCGTTTCCTCGGGTTCGTCTTCGAACTCCCACGGGTCCGGTTCGCGGGCCTTCCAGTCGTCATAGCCGGCCATCAGCATCCCTCCTGTGGCGGCGGCCGAATGCCAGCGGTGAGGCACCGCAGCCAGTGCAGCGGTTGCCGAGGCTGACGGCGGTAATGCTCGGCGGGCCGTCGCGCACCCAGCAGCGCTCGCCGCTGTCGCATTGCGGCGGGCGATAGGGCTCGCGTCGGACGCGGTATGCGGCGAACAGCGCGAGGGCTTCCGGCGGGTAGCGGCGGGGTTGGCTCATTCGGCGTCAATCCCAAACAATAGTTTTGTTTGCACCCATACCCGCTTAACCACTGCGCTTGTTTTATGGCTCAGGCGACAGAGTTCTTGTTCTTCAAGCCACTGCATAAATGGCTTCCGCTTTTTGGTGTTGTTGCATGATCCGCACAGGAATCGGAGATTGCGGGTGTGTAATAATGTCCAATCCTGCGGATGCCTTGGCGGCTCGCAGTGCTCGATCTGAATATCACGTTCATTCACAAACTTGTGGCCGCACCCCTGACACAGCGCCTCAGGGGTCATCATTGCCCGCATGGGTGCCACGAGGCTCCGGTAATTCATCTCGATCCAGAAGAACTCAAAGCTCACGCCTGCCTTGGTGGCGGCTGCCGATGCGCGATCTTTGATAATCGCGAGCGGCCGATCTGCATTCTTCCTTTCGTTGCGTTTCCGTTGCTCGCAGTCTCGGCAGATGAGGGAGAAGCGGATCAGTGGCGTAGAAACGGTACTGTTTCTACAGTCTTTCCAATGGCGGAAGCGCGAGTGATGTTTATATCTCCCACATCCTCCTTCCGATTCCGGCAGGCACTGCCGCTCGCATGGGCGATGGTCCTCGAACAAGGTACTCATTCGGCGGCCTCTGCGAGATATTCCGGCGGAACGAAGCATCCGGGCTCGCCTGGCTTGGGTCCGAAGCTGGGCAGCCACCAGCCATCGATCTGCCACTGCCGCATGCGGGCGGCCCACGGGGTTTCGGCCACGGCTTCGGCCGGCACGGTGCCGTTGGGTTGGGCTTTCGGCGCGCGGCTCACCCAGGCTCGCAGGCTCCACTCGATCCAGCGACGCAGTTCGACGGGTCCGTCGGCGCGGGCTGCGAACTTGCCCCACTCCAGCAGCAGGTTGACGGGTTCGAGCTGCGCCTCGTCGCGGGCCGCTTCGGCTGCGGCAAGCCATCCTTCGGGGATTTCGCCGGGCGATTGCCGCGGCTCCGCTTCGCCTTCCTGATTCTTTTCTAAAATCTTGAGAGAGGGCCTTGTCTTTGTGTCGGACGAGCCTATTACGCGCGCGTGCGCAGTAACATCCTCAAGGCTCTCTCTTTCTTTCTTCTTAAGGGTATGGGTTGCTACAGTTTTGCTAGGATTTTTCTCTAGCAAAATCGTAGCTTTTGCTATGCCTGAGTTTGGCATTTTCAATGCCTTAGCACGGCCACCCGCAGAACCGAAAATCGCACGTATGGCCCTCGTTTTGAGCACGAAATTCCACTCCGATTCGAGCCGTAACTGATGCAAAAACCCATCATCTATTTGAAAAAACTCAATTACGGTCGGGCGCAGCGCGCGCCGCCAATGGGCGAGGCTGCAACGGCAGATCCGCGCCAGTTTTCTGTCGTCGTCGGGAAGAGGCTTGCCGTTGTTTCGCCAGGTAGCGAACAGCAGCAGGAGATAGGCGCCGAACTGTTCCGCGCTGAGATGCAGCGTGTCCCCGATCAGGGCGTCGGGCCATACCGGCATCATCGGCGCTTGCGACACTTTCAGTCCTCCCAACGGTCTTTATGCAGCATCGCCCAGCAGGCGAGTTGCTCGCGCACCCGGCGCCACTGTGCTGGGAAGTCGCATTGCAGCGCTCTTGTCGCCTCGTCGGCGGTGATGCCGGTGCGCTTCCAGAAAGCGATCTGGTCGTCGGCGATTCGGTATGCGGCGGGCCAAGTCATAAATGGCCTCGCACGCTGAGGCGGGGCTTTTGCGGCCCGCGGCTTACGAGGCGGAAATCATCCGGCGGCGAATTGTAATTCGCCGGTGGTTGTCGTATTTGATTTTCTGCCATTAGATGATCCCCCAGATTTCTTGTGGCGTGCCGACGACCCCTGACGCCCGGCAGATCGCGCCTGCCGGGCGTCTTCGTTTGGCGGGTGGAGCGCGAGTTCGAGGCCAACCGTGGCGCGCCGCCGCGAGATCATCGCGGGCGCGAAGACGCTCTCGGCAAAGCACCACAGCGCGACCGCGTCGGCTTCGTCGTCGTCGGCTACGGCATATCCGAGCAGCCGCGCCATTTTCACTGTCGCCGCCTTCTTCTCCGCTCGCTGGCGCGGTGCGGGCCCGCCGAGGAAGGCGCGAGTTATCTCCGAGGGGCGCGCCTCATAGCAGCGCACGCGGCGCTCGACGCAGACCGCCTCGGTAAAGCCGGCGAAGGCGAATAGCCGCCTGATCGTCAGGGCATTGGCCGGCGCCGAAAACCGGCTATTCGGCCCGGGCATGTAGGGAGACTCAAAGACGACGATCGTCGGCTGGATCTCGTCGACCTTGCGGCAGAGCCAGGTGCGGAAGGCCGACAGCACCTCGCCGTTGGAACGGTTGCGGCCGAAATCGTGCGCTCCCCAAGTGGGTGATGCGCCGATGACGCCTTGGCAAAAGCCGAGCCTTGTGGCGTTGTCGAGAGCCAGGATCATGGCCGGCTCCGGGGGAGGCCAACCCGCCTTGCGACGGGTTGACCATCCTCGCTGATTAGCGGACGATCTTGACCCTGACGATTAGGATCACGATAATCCTCAGCGAGAGCTTGCGATGCTTGCTCATCGCGTGCTCCTCCGAAGCGCCGGGCCTCCAACGCCCGGCGTTTCATTTTAGCGGGCAGTATCTCGCCGTCCACCGGCTAGAACTCCGCGTCGGCCTCGGTTTCCTGCTGCTGCTTGCGCGGCCGCCCGCGGCGGCGCTGCGGTGCCTCGGCGCCCTCCCCCAACGCCATGACCCGGTCCCGCTCGGCTTCGCCCTCGGCGCGGCCGAGCATGTAGTCGGCGTGACCCGGCTCGCCCTGTGGGTAGCGCGCGGCGTGATCGATGACGCCGGCGAGCCCGTCCTGGCGGCCGGCGGTGCGGGCCTCCTCGTCGGGCTCGGCGTAGCCATTGCCGCGACGGCTCGGCGTCGCTTGCGCCGCGACGACCCAATCGACGACCTGGCCGATGCCGAGCGCATCGAAACCTTCGCGGATGCAGTCGAGCAACTCGTTGCGGTCCTCGACCTCGAGCTGCGAGACCCGGTAGACCGCGTTCCAGTCGGCCAGCTTAAAGCCGAGGTCGCCCTTGATGTGCTTTTGCTTGTATTCGCGGATTTCGGCGTTGGCCGCCTTCAGCTCGGCCTCGCGCTCGGCGAGCCAGCGCACCGCGTCGCGGATGAGCTCGGCGCGGGCGGCGCTGTTGGAGAGGGAGGAGTGCTCGGCGGCGGATGACAGCGATTGGGCCACAGTTGTCCCTCTGGGCAGAATGAGTTCGTGGGCTTAGAGGCTGCACGCCTCCTTGACGGGGAGTGCTGCCGGCGGCGCGGCAGCGACGCTGGGCCCTCTCAAAGGCTGGTAGCCGATCGTGCCGGCGACGGCCTGCGCGCCGGTGGCGGCGTAGAAATGCCAGCGGAAGATGTCGATTTCGCCGACCTCGTGCTGGGTCGCAGTCGCCAGCGCCAAGATGACGCCGCACCCGGGCAGTTCGGTGGCGCCGGCTTCGATGCGCGACAGCCCGGCGGCGCTCATCCCGGCGCGTGCGGCAAGATCGGCAAGGCGCAAATTGTGCCGGTCGCGATAGTGCCGCAGCGGGTGGCGAGGTTGTCTGTCGTGCAACTCGGCGGGCTCGGGCATCGGCCTATGGTTGCCATCGGTTGCAACCTCGTCAAGCGCCCGATTCGACCAGATTGGCGCCAGCCGCATCCCGAATTTGCAGACACGGCAAATTGTCGCGCCTGGTTTTAAGGCAGGATATTGGCCTGATATCGCGGGTTAACTATACATTTCGCTTGCCCGCGCCTTGCCGATAGCGCAAAAAAAAGCGCCGGCGAAAAGTTGCTGGACAGAGTACATGGCGAACCACCGCTTTACCGATCCTAACGCTGAGCTGCCGCCGGTTTATTTCAAAGAGTGGCGGCAGGCGAATGGCATGACGCAAAGCCAAGTCGAGCGGCTGCACGGTTGGTCAAAGGGCCGGCTGTCGCGGCTTGAATCGGGCGCCGCTCCTTGGACGCCGCAGACGCTCAACGCCCTGGCGAGGACCTACAACTGCACGATCGGCGATTTGGTCAGCCGGTTGCCGCCCGAGACAACATCCCCGAGCCTCGAGTCTGCGCCTAAGGCAGAGACGGAACCCGCCACCAGGGTGGGCCCCGGCTTTACCGGCATCGTTGAAATGCATCAACTGATCGGCCGGTTGAAGGGCGAGTTGGCGGAATTGCGTGGCGAGGTGGTGCCTCGCCTCGATCAGATCGAGCGGCGGATCAAGGAAGCCAGCCGGATATCCGACCAGGTGGTGCGCAATGCCGAGGAGCTGGCTGAGATATTTGCCCGTTACGCAGCGTCGGTGCCGCACGCGCTGCCAACGAAAGAACCAGAAGAACTCTAGCTTTGCTGTGTGGGCAACGTTGCATCCGGCAAAAACCCTATTGAGCCACCATCTGCATCTCGGCATTGTGGTTTGCTCAGAGCGTAACCCAGGTTTGCCGGGAAGCGCCGATTTCCTCAGCGAACTTGAGGAGAACGGGGAATGGCGGATGGCTCTTTGCTCAACGACGCCGCGCTCAAACTGCTGGATATGGAGCGACAAGCCCGCTGCCTGACTGAGTATTTGCGCCGCGGCGACCTCGAGCTGGCGCTCTGGCTGGCGACGGAATTGCGAGATGAATTGCGCCATTTTGGCGCCAATCTGGGCATCGATCGGCGCTGACCGGGTTTGCATCAGGCGCAAATTGGTGTTGCGGTTGAGCGCTACCGGAGACCATAGTTGTCGTCTGACGCAACCCCCTCTCTCGGAGAGAACCGATGGCTGCCCCCACAGCCAGCATCGACCCCGATCTCTGGGAGCAGCTCACCGAGCTCGCCCAAGGCCGGCTGCTGATCCCGCAGACCGAGGTCTGCCGCGCATTCGGCATTACCTCGGAGACGCTGAGCCAGGAAATCGAGGCGGGCCGGCTGCGCTATGTGCTGGTGGGCAGCCGCCGCAAGTTCAAACCGGGCGACCTCGCCCACTACCTTCAGCAGCAGGAGCGCGGACCTTGCGGCGCAAATCCCTCGTCATCGAGCGACCAGGCCGGGATGGCTGGTATTGCAATTTCCAGGTCGGAGGTCGTCGATTTCGCGACCGCCTTAGCGCGGACACCCGCGAGAGCGCCGAGGCCGAAGCCGCCGCCGTCTTCGCCGCCGCCAAGGCTGGTCGAGGAGCGCCCGCCGCCACGACACCCGCGGCGCAATTTACGCTCGGGGAAGCGCTCGGGCGCTATTGGGAAACCCGCGGCGCGCACGTCAGGAGCGCCGGCGACATCAGGCGACACAGTGAGACGCTGATCCGCGAGCTCGGCAACGACCTGCCAATCGACCGCCTCGGCACCCGCGACCTCGAGGATTACGTCGCCCGTCGGCGGGTGCGCAAGGCGCGCAACCAGCAGAGCGGCAAGCTGGAGCTGCGCGACCGCGCCAACGCTTCGATCAACCGCGAGATAGGCTTGCTGCGCTCGGTGATCATCGCCGCCCGCCATTGGCGCGTCGCGGTCCCCGACATCGCTTGGCGCCGGGTCATGCTGCCCGAGCCCGACAAGGCACAGACAATCCTCAGCCCGGAAAAGGAATCGGAGCTATTCGAGGCGTTGCGGCCGGATTACTGGCCGCTGATCGAGTTCGCGCTGATCGCCGGGGTGCGGCTCGAAAACGCGATCGGCCTGCGCTGGGATCAAATCGACTGGCAGGGCCGCGCGATCACCTTCCGGGTCAAGTCTCGCCGACCCGGCGGCAAGCTGTTGGTGCTGCCGCTGACGGACGGTCTGGCCCAGCTCCTGGCTCGCGAGCAAGGGCGGCACCGCGAGATCGTGTTCACGTACATTTGCCGCCGCAACCGCCACGACCCGCACCACGGCGTCATGCAGCAGAAAGGCGCGCGTTACCCCTTCACGCACGACGGCTGGCGCAAGGACTGGATGGCGGCGCGGGACGCGATCGGGTTGCCGGCATTGCGCTTCCACGATCTGCGCCACACCGCCGCGACCCGCACCTTGGCCGCCTGCGGCAACCTCAACGTCGTAAAGGAAATGCTCGGGCACGCCGACATCGCGACGACGGCGCGCTATGCCAATTCCGACACCGCCCAGGTGCGCGCCGCGATGGAAGCGGCAAGTTTAATGGCACCAAAAGTGTCACCAAGGCTCGTCTCGGGAGCAAAAACGCTAGATAATTGAGAGGCTTGTGGTGATTACCCGGCATCTTCCCAAAGCAGACGCGCTACCTGACTGCGCCACGCCCCGAGCCCTTGCGGGTCAACGGGTTATAGGCATTTCGGCCGGACGGTCGCAAGAACAAAAACGGGGCGATTCGGGCTTTTCTGCCACCAAACGCCACCAAAAATGCCACCAGATTCCGGCTCTGTTCCTGGCCGCCGCCCTGCCCTTCGACCCGCACGTCTTGCTGCTGTCCTGGTCGGCCGAGCGCCAGGAGACGGTCGCCGCCACCAGCCGCGCGACTTGTGAAGCCGCCCGCGACGCCATCGCCGCCGGCCGCTGGCTGGCCGACGACCCGCCCGCCGCTATTC